CGGGTTGACCGTGAACGCGAGGCAGCATGCTCAAAAAACGACTGGTTTCATTGGCCGCATCGGCTGTTGCCCTGGTGGAAAGCTGTGCGGCCGTGCCCGCCCCGGCGCAGGGGCGGCACATTCTGCTGGGGGCGGGTGATGGCGGTGGCACCACGGTGCCAGGCCTGACCCGTTTTTTCAGCCAGGTGGTGGAGCTGGCAGAGGGCACCACGCAAAGCTGGGTGACCATTACCCGGACGGGTAATTTCACCGACCCGCGCTATGGCAATTTCCAAATCACGCCCACCCATCTGGACCAGATGGTGACCAACTTCAACGCCCGTGTGTTGGGGCAGGAGGTGTTTTTGGACGTGGCGCACCGCCCCAATGACGGCGCGGCTGGCAAGTTTGTGCGGCTGTCTGTGGAAAACGGGCGGCTGCGCGGGCTGGTGGAGTGGACCGCTTTCGGCGTGGCCGCCGTGAAAGAGCGTGGTTTTGCCTACCTGAGCGCCGAATACCACGAAGCCTGGACCGACAACGAAAAGCAGCAGCCCCACGGCTGTGTGCTGCTGGGCGCGGGGCTGACCACCCGCCCCGTGATCAAACACCTTGAACCCGTGCTGCTGAGCCTGGACAGCCTTGACGCTGACCAGGCAGGCATGCGCGTGGGCATTTCGCACCAATTGTTGAAAGAACTGACGGAGAACGCCACCATGAACTACCTTGACCAACTGAAGGCCAAACTGCTGGCCATGGGCCTTGCCGCTGACGTGGTAACCAAACTGCTGGCCCAAGCCAAAACGCAGTTTGACGCCGCTGCCACCGATGCCGTGAAAAGCCTTGCCCTGGTTGACACCTGGGCCGCTGCGGGCCAACAGGTGGCCGACCAGATTCGCGCCCTGTCTACCCCCGGCGCTGCCGGTGCGGGCGGTGCTGGTACCGGTGCTGCACAGCCCATCACCATCACCCTGGCGCAGCCTGGCCAAGCCGCTGATGTGGGTGCCGAAGTGGCCCGTGTGTTGGCCGAGCGCGATGCCACTGCCGCCCAAACCGCCACCACCCTGGCCGCCAACGTGCGGCTGTTGAGCGAGACCATTGCCGCTGGCGACACCACTTTGCAGCCCGATGGCGTGACCGCCCTGGCGCAAGAGTTTGTGCCGCTGGTGTCTGCCACCAGCACCGAAACCCAAGTGAAGGCCCTGGCCCAAATTGCCCTGCAAAACCACCAGCGTGTGACGGCTGCTGCCCGCCTGAGCGGCATGGGCTATGTGCCTGTGGGCAATGCACGCATTGAGGTGGGCACCCCCCAAACGGTGAAGGCCCTGCAAACCGAGATGGACCGCCGCTTAGGGCTGGACCGCCTGCCCGATGCACAGCGTTACTTTGGTACCGGTGGCCAGCTGCTGGCAGCCAACCGCCAGTTTGCCGAACGTGCCCTGGCCCAGTTTGATGCCGAGCACGGCGCGCAACTGCACGCCGAGCACCGCATGCTCAGCGGTGGCCAAGGCAGCGTGAGCGACGTGGCCGTGCCCGTGGCGGCTGAGCGCACCGTGCTGCGCGAGGCGCTGTACAACCTGCAAAGCCTGGCGTTTGTGAACGTGGGCACCGCACCGTTTGCCAATGTCATTACCGTGCCGTACAGCTACCGCGACACGGCTGCAGCCGGTGCCGCTGCGCTGCGCCGCTACGAGGGGCAGGGCATTCGCCGTGCGGGCGTGATCCAGACGCAGGAAGAGGCCCGCCCCATCCCGCAAAAGCTGGCTTTCAGCCTGAGCGCTGAAATGCGGCTGCTGATGTCTGCCAGCCTCATTGACTTTGACCCCGTGGCCGAGAACGTGCGCAACATCATCCGCATCGTGGGTGAAGACACCGAGGCGCTGAACATGAACGAGCTGGTGTGCAGCGCTGACGAGTTCGGCGTGGTGAGCCGCACCGACACCCTGACGGCCACCGTGAACGGCACCAACAGCGTGTTTGTGACCAGCCAGTTTCCCGTGGTGCGCCCCCGCAAGGTGTATGACCTGAAGGGCGCCCAAGTGGGCAGCACCACCAACCCCATCACGGTCACGCTCAACGCCGTGGCCCGCACCGAGTTTGTGGTGAATGCCGATGGCAGCGCCCTGGCCGCTGGCACCTACTGGGTGATGGACTACAACCTGGGCGAGCTGCGCTTTGTGACCCAAGACGGTGCACCCGTGGTGCCTACCAACGGTTGGGCGCTGACGGTGGCTTACAGCTACACCACCAACGCCGTGAAGTGGAACACCGACGCGGTGGTTGATGAAGACGTGAAAGACCGCTACGACCGCTTGCTGACCACAGTTGGCGGGCGCAAGGCCGTCATCAGCGCTGACCGCTACTACACGCCCAACATGCTGCTGATGAGCGCCACGGTGGACAACGCCGTGAGCCAGGCCCGCAGCTTTGAAGCCAATGCCAGCCGCGTGGCCACTGGCCTTGCGCCTGATGGCAGCGTGGGCCAGGTGAAGGGCATTGCCACCTTCAACACCAGCGCACCCGGCTTGCTGATGGGCGACAGCCGCATTCTGGTGGGCGAGCGGGGTAACTGCCGCTTCCGCATGGTGAAGCCTTTTGCCATGAACCCGCTGGAGCAGCAGCGCGATGCGAATGGCCGCTTTACCGATGGCCAGGAAGGCTTTGGCACCCAGTGGGTGGTGAGCCACACCCCCACGCAGCTGAAAAACAGCCTGACCAGCGTGGTGCTGTACAGCGCCACAGGCCGCGTGGCCCGCGCCTGAAACCCATAACCCCCCGCCGAAGCGTATCCCCCCACCAGCCAAGCGTGCTGGTGGGGTGTGACGAGCCAGACGGGGGAACCGGAGCACACGATGAGCGCAACCCAGTTTTACGTGAACGAAACGGCCCACACCCAGTTTGTGGGTGGCCGGATGATCCCGCCCGGCGAAGGGCGCGATGTGCCCTTGATGTTTTTGCCCGCCACACACCGGCCCGAGCCCGAAGCGACCGTGTTGCACACCGAGCCCAGCATTGACGAGCTGCTGGCCGACTTGCTGCGCCTGGGCGTGAAAAACATTGTGGTGCAGCTGCCCGGCCTGACGAACGAGGCGCTTGACCGCCTTGAAGCCCTGGAGCGCGAAGCCACTGCGCCCGCCGTGCCCCGCAAAACGCTGCTGGAAGCCGTGGGTGCCGAGCGCCTGAAGCGTGCAGCGGTCACCTTCCAGGACGAGCTGGACGCGCAACACGCCGCCCAGTTGGCTGCCTTGACCCCTGAAGAACGTGCGGCCATTGAAGGTACGGTTGACGGCGTGCGCTTGCTAGCTGCCACGCACGATGCCGCCGCGCTGCTGCCTCCTGGAGAGCAAGCAACCCCCACACCTGAAGGGCGGGGCTGATTCATGGCTGGTGGCATGGGCCTGGCTGACCTGGTGGCTGACCTGAAAACCAGCCTGCACGACAGTGCGGCGGTGTTCAAGGCCCCGGCTGATGCCGACTTTCAGCGCTTTTTGCGTGCGGCCCTGGCCGACATGGGCACCAAACGCCCCGTGACGCGCAAGGCCAGCGTGACGCTGGAGGCCGACACCGCCCGCTATGCCGTGCCCGTGGCCGACTTTGCCGCCTACAAAACAGACATGTGGGCCGATGGTGCCCGCCTGCCCAAGCCGTGGGAAAGCGCCTGGCCCGGTGCGGTGCCCCGCGTGGCCGCCACGTGGGACGGCGCTGCCTGGTGGCTTGACTTTGAGACCGCGCCCACCGCCAAACACATTGCCGCCTTTGGGCAGCGTTTTGAGTTTTGGTACTTTGGCCTGCATGTGCTGGGCGACGATGCCGCCGACACCACCGTGACGGCGGCTGACCGTGGCCTGCTGCTGCTGCGTGCCCAGGTGGAGGCCATGCGCGAGCTGAGCATTCGCGCCGCCACCAAGCCCGTGCAACTGCGCGACGGCCTGAGCGGCGTGGCCCGTAACAGCACACCCGCTGCGCTGCACGAGGTGTTGCTGCGCGTGTTTTGGGAGGCGCGCTGACCATGGCTGTGCACAACGCCCGCGAAATTGCCGTCGCCCTGCGTGCCCATGGTGAGGATGTGCGGCAGTCTGTGGCCGCGCGCCTGAGCCGCATTGCGCAGGAGGCTGTGCGCGACATGCGGCGCAGGGCACCGAAGTTTCAGTCGGAGCTGACCAACGGCATCAAGGCCACGTATGTGGCGCAGACGCATTACCGCATTGACGTGGGCGTTGAATACGGCGCTGCCGTTGACCAAGGGCGCAAACCCGGCAAGGGCTTGCCGTACCTGGGCACCCCTGCATCAGAGGGCGCGCTGGGTTGGCTGAGGGGCCGCCGTGCTGATTACCTGCGTACCTTTGTGGGCCCCGTCACCAAGGCCATGCGCCGTGGCCTGGCGCTCAACCCCAAGAAGGGTAGCAAGCTGGCCAACGAGCGCGAGGCCGATTTGCGCACCCGCTACTTTGCCCTGAGTCGCTCCGTGAAGCGCAAGGGCATCAAGGCGCAACCGTTTTTCACGCCCGTGGTGGATGAGCTGCAACGCACCATGCCCCAGTTGCTGGCCGAAACGGTGCAAGCCGCTGTGGCCCGTGCGAACGCTGGCACTGCCGGCGCAAACCGCGCAGGGGGTGCGGCATGACCAGCCCAGCCAACACCGCTTTGCAGGCAGTGGCCGACAGCCTGGCCGCCAAGTTGCCCGCCCGGGTGGTGGTGCGCAGCCTGCTGGCTGACCTGTCGCTGGTGCCCCAGGCCGATTTGCTGGCCGGTGTGTTGTGCGTGGTGGCCGATGGCGGCGCTGACTTTGCCACGCACCGTGGCCGTGAGGCTGACATGGGCACGCTGAAGTTTGACCTGGTGGGCTATGTGCTGGTGCCTGACGACCAGCCCCCCGCCGCTGTGGAACAGGCCGAGCTGGCCCTGCTGCAAGACGTGCTGGACTGGGTGGCCAACCCCGGCGCGGTGCACCCGGTGAACGGCGTGTACCCGCAAACGGTGGCCTTCAGCAAGCAGCTTGACGCGCCGTATGGCTGGGTGGGCATTGAGATGCAAACCCGCCCCTGACGACACCCCAACCCCTTTTTATTGAAAGTCCGCCCCATGACCGCCAAAAAGCCCACTGCTGACGTGACCGCCGCCGATACCACGGCAACCGGCGCAGCCACCGACACCCCCCAGCCTGAAGCGCGCCAGCCCCTGCCGGTACCCGATGGCGGCTGGCCAGCGGACGAATACACGGGCAAGGGTGGCACCTATGTACGCGACCCGTACACCGGCATTCGCACGCCGCTGGTGGAGTGAGCCGCGCCAACCCGTATCAACCCGTATCAACCCAACCGATTTTTAAAGGAGTCCGGCTATGGACATGAAGAGCATGGTTTTGTTGGCCGTGGCCCAAACGGCCAAAGGCACCGCTGGCACACCCGTACCGGGTACGCATGCCATTTTGTGCAAGGGGCTGGTGCCCACGCCCATCAAAGGGCAGTTTGTGGAACGCAACCTGATTACGGGGAGCGAGGGTAACCAGGGCGGCATTTTCACGGGTGAGCACCGCCAGTTTGAGTTCGAGGTGGAGCTGGCCGGGTCCGGTGCGGCGGGCACAGCGCCCAAATATGGGCCGCTGCTGACCGGCTGCGCCATGAACGAGACCATTACCGTAAGCACCAGCGTGGTGTACCAGCCGGTGAAGGGTGTGGGCAAATACATGACGCTGGCCATCTTTTTGGAGGGCGTCCAGTTTTTGATGACCGATGCCCTGGGCACCGTGCGCTTTGAGCTGAACGCGGCGCAAATTCCGGTGATGAAGTTCACCTTTATTGGCAAGTATTCGGCCCCTACCGATGCGGGCGTGCCCGCGGGTGTGGTGTTTACGGGCTTTCAAAAACCGCTGGTGGTGGGCGACACCAACACCGACGTGTTCACCCTGGGCGGTTTGAATCTGGTTGTGGAGAGCTTTGGGCTTGACCTGGCCAACCAGGTGGCCTGGCGCGAGCTGATTGGCGACAGCGGCGCTCGCAAGACTGACCGCAAGGCCACGGCCAGCGCGGTGTTTGAGATGACCGATGTGGCTACCCGCAACTGGGCCGAGAGCGTGCGCACGGGTGCCGAAATGGCGCTGGCCATTACCCATGGCCTGACGGCTGGAAACATTGTGCAACTGGCTTGCCCGAAGCTGGAGTTCAACGCCGAGCCCAGCATTTCCGACGGCCAGGGCACGGCCATGCTGAACGGCAGCTTTGCCGTGAAGCCCAACACAGGTAACGACGAGGTGGTGCTGACCATCCGTTGATGAGCGGCCTGCCGCTTTTGCTGCTGGCATGGCTGTTTTGGCAGCTGGCGCAAACGGCCCCCAAACCATTTTCATTTCACATTTTGAGAGCACACACCATGGCATTCAAGCGCGCACTGAGCCCCACATTCCCAGCCAAAGTAACGGTGAACGTACCCAACAGCACGGGTGGTTTTGACAAGAACACGTTTGAGGCGGTGTTTCGCCGCCCGGTGCCCGTCAAAGACGACAACGGCAAGGTGACCGAGACGGACCTGGACGTTTACAAGCGCGAGACCGAGCCCGACGACAAGCAGTTTTTGCGTGATTGGATGGTGGGCTGGACGCTGAAAGACGAGGACACCAAGCAAGACGTGCCGTTTGACCCGGTGGAGCTGGAGGCGTTGCTGTCGATTGAGCCCACCCCCAGCGCAACGGTGACGGCGTTTTACATGGCGTACCGGGGCGTCAAAGCAAAAAACTGACCGAGGCGGCCCGGCACTGGGCGGGGGGAGACAAGCCCGCCACCAGTGCCCAGCCGCTGCAAGTGGACGACGGGCTGGTGCAGGCCATGCGCGCAGCCGGCGCCACCGAGGCAGACATTGCCCAGGTGGTGGCCGAGCGGGGTGAGGCCCCAGCTGGTGAGCCAGATGAAGACGATGCGGACGATGCCAGAGCCTTTGCCGTGGAGCCCGACAACTGGGACAACTGGCTGATTTTTTTGGCCGTGAGCACGCAGTGGGTGTGGGCCAGCATGGGAATGGGCGGCGCGGCCCGTGTGGCACTGAACTACGGCGCGGTGGAAAGCGCACTGCGGATGCAGGGCATCAAGCGCAAACGCTGGCCCGGTGTGTTTGCCGACCTGCGACACATTGAGCGAGCGGTGCTGGTGGCAGACAACGAAGTGCGGGCGCGACACCCACAAGGTGGCCGCCGGCGAACCTGAAAGTGTGTGATGGCCTTGTCCAAATTGGTGGTTGAGATTGCAGCCCGTATCCGCGAATACATGGCGGACATGGACAAGGCCGCCACTGCCACCGAGGCCAGCGCAGCACGCATTGAGCGGGCTGACAAAACCATGGTGGATGCCGCCAAAGACGCGGCCACGGGCCAAGCCACCATGGCCGACACGGCCGTGCAAGTGGCTGCCCGTATGGGCCCGGTGGGCGGTGTGGTGGCTGCCGCAGCAGCGGTAGTGGCTGGCTATGGGCTGGCCAGCTACAAGGCCGCCCAAGAAAACACGGCTCTGGTACGTGCGTTGGCGCTGAGCGGAAACCAGGCTGGTGTGACTGCCGGGCAATTGCAGGGCATGGCGGCGGCCGCCAGCCATGTGGTGGGCACGCATGGCCAGGCTGCTGAGGCCATTGGGCTGATGGTGAGCGGTGGCAAGGTGGCGGGTGAGAACCTGCAGGCCCTGACCGTGACGGCACTGAACGCCAGCCGCACACTGGGCATTGGCGTGCAAGAAACCGTGAAGCATTACGAGGCGCTGGCCGACTCGCCCACCAAGGCCAGTGCCAAGCTCAACGAAAGCATGGGCTACCTGAACGCCGAAACCTACCGGCGCATTCAGGCGCTGGAAGAAATGGGCCGCAAAGACGAAGCGGCTGCACTGGCACAGCAAACCTACGCCAGGGGCGCGGACGATGCCATCAAGAAGGTGGAGGCCAGCCTGGGTTCGTTGCAGCGCGGCTGGCGCAAAGTGGGTAAAGAGGCAGGCAAGGCCTGGGATTGGATGCTTGGCCTGGGCCGCAAGGACGAGGTGCAAGACTCGCTGGCTGGGCTGCGGCAGAAGCTGGACGAGAAAGAGCGCCAGTTGCGGGCCGGGTTTGCCACCACGGGTGGTGGTGCTGCGGTGGGCATGCGGGGCATGTCTGATGACCGGCGCGGGCAGCTGGAGGCTGAGGCTGAAGGCTTGCGCGAGCAAATTCGCTTGATGGGCAGGGCTGGTGCCACAGCTGCGGCCAATGCGGCTGCATCGGCGCGGTACCAGAAAGAGGGCATTGAGTGGGCCGACAAAGCCGCCGCGGCCGAGGAGCGCTTGAAATCAAACGCGACCAAGCGGGCCGAGGCCATTGCAAAGGCCGATGAGGCTTTGCGAGACGGCCACATCAGCACCGTGAAGCATGCCGCCCTGGTGGCCGATGCCGAACGCCAGTTTGCCGACAAGGTGACCAAGGGCAATGACGGCGAGCGGGAGCGGCTGCGTTTGCTGAAGGCGCAGCAGCATGACCTTGACGAGCTGGTGAAACAACTTTTGGCCCGTGAGAAGGCCGAGCACGACGCTGGCGTGGCTGCAACCAAGGCGTATGACCAGGCCATTGACCGACAGGACAAGGCCACGGCTAGCGCAGAAAATGAGCTTGAGCGCCAGCTTGACTTGAACGCTGCGATGGGCCTGGGCAAGGAAGCCGTGGCCGAGCTTGCGGCGGCCAAGATCGAGGAGGCCGCCGCAAGCAAAGAGCGGCAGGCCGCACTGGCCGATGACATTGACTGGTCTGGCCGCATGGGCGACGCCTACCGCGACGAGGCCGCTGCGCTGTACGCCCTGGCCAAGGCCAAGCGCGAGGGCGCAGCAAAATCCGTGCGCCTGGACAACGACAAGGCCTGGAAAAAAGAGGTTGACGACACGGCCAAAGACGCCGCCGCCGAATGGAAGCGCACCAGCCAACAGATCGAGCAAAGCCTGACCGACGCCCTGATGCGCGGTTTCGAGTCAGGCAAGGACTTTGCCAAAGTGCTGCGCGACACCGTGGTCAATATGTTCAAGACGATGGTGCTGCGCCCCATCATCAGCGCAGTAGTCAACCCGGTGGCTGGTGCCATCACTGGTTCACTCGGGCTGCCCGGTGCGGCCAACGCATCCACAGGCAGTGACCTGCTGGGCACAGCCAGCAACCTCGGCAGCGCATACGACACCCTGAGCAACGGTGTGTCCAACGCCGTCACGGCAGGCTTTGACAAACTCGCCACCAGCGGGTTCGGTCAAAAAATCGGCTTGTCTGATTCCATCGACTTTGGCACTGGCTACGAGCAAGTCGCAACCAACAGCACCGGGGCCACGTTGGGCCAATACGCAGGCATGGCAGGCAACGCCCTGGCTGGGTACGGCCTGCAAAAAGCCATCTCCGGTGGCTACAAAACCGGCGAAAGCGGGCTGGTGGACGCCATCACCGTGGCCGCCAGCGCCTACTTTGGCCCCATTGCTGGCGTGGCGGCGGGCGTGTTCAACCGCGCCTTCGGCCGCAAGCTGGCCGACCAAGGCATTCAGGGCCAGTTCGGTGGCGAAGCCGGGTTCACCGGCGAAAACTACACATTCGAAAAAGGCGGCTGGTTCCGCAGCGACAAGACTAAGACAAGCGCGCTCGATGCTGGCATGCAGTCCGGCCTTGCCGACCAGTTCAACGCCATTCGGGTGCAAACCGCACTCATGGCCACCGTGCTGGGCGACACCGGCCAAAGCGTGGCCGACTTCACCAGCAGCATCAAGCTCAGCTTCAACGGGCTGACCGAGGCGCAGATTGGCGAAAAGCTGGCCGAAACCTTCGCGGGCATCGCCAACGACCTGGCCAAAACCGTGCTGGGCGACAGCGCCTTTTCCAAAGAGGGCGAAGCTGCCAGCCAAACGCTCCAACGCTTGGCCAACAGCCTCACCACCGTCAACGGCACGTTCGATGTGCTGGGCTTTTCGCTGGAAGCCGTCAGCCTTGCAGGCGCAAACGCCGCCAGCGGGTTTGTTGACCTCATGGGCGGGCTCGACGCCTTCAAAGCCACCACCGCCAGCTACTACGCCAACTTTTACAGCGAGGCAGAGCGCCAGGCCAAAGCCACCGAACAGCTCACCGCGCAGCTGGCCGGGCTGGGTCAAGCCATGCCCGCCACCCGCGACGGCTTCCGTGCGCTGGTCACTGCTGCCGAAGCCGCTGGCAACGATGCCCTCCTGGCGGGCCTGCTGAACCTGCAAGACGAATTTGCCGCGCTGGTTCCCGCTGCTGAAGTTGCCGCTGCAGCCGTCAGCAGCATCGCCGACGGCATCCGCACCAGCGTCAACACCGCCATCACCACCGCCTACAACGGTGCCCGCCAATCGGCCATGTCTGCCCTTCGCGCCAGCGTGGCCCAAGAGCGCGCGATGCTGGACAACGCCGCCAGCGCTGCCAGCACCCTGGTGGGCAAAGTGCAGAGCGTGTTCGACACCCTGAGCGACGCCGTGCAAAGCCTGCGCGCCGATGCCAACGCCGTGGGCACAGCAGAGCAGGGCGCGGCGTTCATCAGCGCCGCCCTGGCCCAAGCGCAGGCCACCGGCGCGCTGCCTGAGCAGCAGGCCCTGGCCGACGCCATCCAAGCCGCCCGCAGCGGCTTGGTCGCAGACAACTTCAGCAGCGTGGCCGAGCAACAGTTCGCCCAGCTCAAGCTGGCGGGTGAATTGGAGGCCCTGCAAAGCGTCAGCGGCAGCCAGCTCACCAACGCCCAGTACCAGCTCCAGGTGGCCGAAGACCAGCTCAAAGCGCTGGACGATACCCTGGCCTACTGGGAGCAACAGGTCAACGCCGCAGAGGGCAACGTCACCGCCACCCTGTCTGTGGGTGACGCCGTGCGCTCGCTGCAGGTGGCGCTGTCGCAATCATTGGATGAAGGCTTTTCCAGCATCAGCGGTGTGGGCCAGAAAACACTGACCGACCAGCTGCAAAGCGTGGCCAACCAATACAGCCCCGGCACAACCAGCGGCTCCGTGAGCCAACTGGCGGCCAGCATCACAGCCGGAACCATTGGGCTGAATGACGCTGTAACGTATCTGGCAGGGACGCCAACCACGTCGGCCTCATACACCCAAAACGTCACCGATGGCGGCGCCACGCCGCCGGCGTTTTATGCCATGTTGCGCACCAACATCGACACGCTGATCGCCCGGGGGCTGACCGGCGAGCAGCTGTCGCAGACCCTTATTGAGTACGGCGTCAGCCTGACCGATGCCAGCAAGGCATACGGCATCACCGCCGCAGAGGTGGCGGCCAACCTGCTCAAAGCCGGTGCCAGCCGCCTGCCGCAGCTGGCCGTGGGCACCAACTATGTGCCGCAAGACATGCTGGCCGTCATTCACCAGGGCGAGGCCGTGGTGCCAAAAGCCTTCAACCCCTGGGCCAACGGCGCACCCGCCGCCATGGGTGGCAACACCCAGCAGCTGGAGCGCCTGGTGGAGGGCCTCACCGCCGAAGTGCAGCGCCTGCAGGCCCTGGTGGGCGAGGGCAACCGCTACGCCCGCGACACCGCCCAAACGCTCGACCAAGTGACCGAGGGCGGCGGGGCCATGCGCACCACAACCGCCTGATACACCATGCAATTCATTCGCCCCATCACCATCACCGCCGCCATGCTGGGCGCGGGCACCACCGTGGCCGAAGACCCCACGCCCGCGTGGGTCAGCGGCACCAGCTACAGCGTGGGCGCTGAGGTGCACCTGGCCAGCACGCATCGCGTGTACCGCTGCGCCGTGGCCACCAGCGGCACCACCGCGCCCAACGTGGCCATCACCACCTGGGCCGATGTACGCCCCACCAACCGCTGGGCCCCGTTTGACAGCTACACCAGCACCCAGGCTGCCACCACCACCAGCATGACGTATGTGCTGAGCCCCGGCTATTTCAACGCCCTGGCCCTGTATGGCGTGGTGGCAGACAGCTACACCATCACCCTCAAAGACGCGCCAGGCGGTACCACCATTTACAGCCGCAGCGGTGCCATGGCCGAAGAGCCCGAGGGCTGGTACGAGTACCTGTTTGGCGGCTTCAGGCCCCTCACCAAATTTGTCATCAGCGGCCTGCCCATCAGCCCCACCGCGCAGCTCACGCTCACGTTGTCGGCCAGCAGCGGCGCACCCGTGGCGCTGGGCATGCTTGTGGTGGGCGACTACAAAAGCCTGCTGGAAGGAGCCGATTGGGGCGGCCCCCTGCGCGGTTGCAGCGCAGAGCCCATCACCTACAGCTACATCAACACCGCCGAGGACGGCACCGTCACCATCCGCCGCCGCCATGCCGCCACCAACCTGCGCGTGCAGGTGGTCATGCCCATTGCATCGGCTGACTACGCGCTGGCGGCCATTCAGGACGTGCTCGATGTGCCCGTGGCCGTCATCACCACCACCGCCCAAAACCACACGGGCCTCACCACCTTCGGCCTCATTTCCGGGGCCATCAGCTACGACGGCATTTCTGCCACCGCCAACCTCAACGTCAAAGGACTGATCTGACATGCCCATCACCACACCCCCCACGGTAGACACGCCATCCACGCCACCAGACCCATCAGACCGCGCCAGTTTCAACACGCGCGCCTACCCATGGAGCGTGTCGGTCAACACCATGACCACCCAGCTGGCCACCTTTGCCACCTGGGTGTATGACACCGCCCAGGAGGTGCTGGGCCTTTCAAACACGGCCACCACGGCGGCCACCGCTGCGGGCACATCGGCCACCAATGCCGCCAGCAGCGCCACCAGCGCGTCGGGCAGTGCCACCACGGCCAGCGGTGCAGCTTCCGACGCCACCACGCAAGCGGGCATTGCCACCACCAAGGCCAGCGAGGCCAGCAGCAGCGCAGCAGCAGCGGCCAGCCTGGTGGCTGCCATTGCCGACGGCCCCGTCACCAGCGTCAGCGGAAAAACAGGCATCGTCACCCTGGCAAAAGCCGATGTGGGCCTGGGCAACGTGGACAACACGAGCGACCTGTCCAAACCCATCAGCACCGCCACGCAGACCGCGCTGGACGCCCGTGTGACCACCAGCACCGCCCAAACCCTCACAGGCGCAAAGCGCGGCGCACTGACCACCGACAACGATCTGAGCTTTTCCATGTCGGCAGGCAATAACTTCACCTGCACCACGGCAGGCTCTGGAACGCTCACATTCACCAACATCACAGCAGGGCAGTCTGGCTTCATCCTGCTGACCAACGCCAGCAACCACACCATTTCAGCCGCAGCCACCACAAAAGTCAGCAGCACCCTGCTGACCCGCATCAGCGCCAGTGGCACCTACCTGTTGAGCTACTTCAGCAACGGCACCAACGTGTACGTTGTGGCTTCGGAGCAATTCACATGAGCCTGCTACCTGTTGGCTTCGGTGGCAGTGCGTCTGGCTACGACATTGCCAAGAGCGTGCGGTTTCGGTCTAATGCGTCGGCTTCACTCACGCGCACGTTCTCGGCAAGTGGGACGCAGGCCACGTTCTCCATGTGGGTCAAGCGTGGGGCGCTGGGGGTGGCGCAGGAGTTGTTTGGCTGGACAGACGGCGTGACCACCAGCTACGACATTCACTTAAACGCATCAAATCAGCTTGACTACTGGAGCTTTTCAGGAGGCTACACCGCCCGCAGATTGACCACTGCTGTATTCCGTGACCCATCTGCGTGGTTTCATCTGCTGTGCGTACATGACACCCCAAACGCCACGGCGTCAAGCAGGATGCGGGTGTACGTCAACGGTGTGCAAATCACATCGTTTTCTGCGTCGGTTGACCCAGCGCAGAACTCGTCTTTGAACCTTTCTGGCTCTCGGGCTTGGAGGATCGGGGGGATGGGTGCGGCTTCACCAACACAATTTTTTGACGGTTACATCGCAGAGTTCCATCTGATCGACGGCCAAGCCCTTGACCCGACTAGCTTCGGCCAATTTGACGCAAACGGCGTGTGGGTTGCCAAGAAATACGCTGGCACATACGGCACTAACGGTTTCTACCTTCCGTTCGACAACGGCACCAGCCTGACCACGCTGGCACAAGACCGCAGCGGCAATGGCAACAACTGGACAGCCACAAACGTCAGCCTGACAGCAGGGTCAACTTACGACTGGATGGATGACACGCCGACAAATAACTTTGCGGTGTTGAACAGTGTTGCCGTCATATCGCCCGGCGGGCAGACAGTAACGAGAGATGCAAACCTGACGCTGTTCATGGCAAACGGTTCCCCTTCTTGGCCTGTTGACTACTCATACGTATCAATACAACCAACCTCTGGTAAGTTCTACGTTGAGTTTTCTAGCAATCAGACTCCATATCTGGGCTATCCATATCTGGTTGTTGGTGGGGCACTCTCGACAACTCTCACAACAGGCGCGGTAAATGAGGTTGTATGTTGCGCCATCGACTTCGACACTGGGCAAGCATGGCGGTCAATCAATTCGACACCGAATACTGCCGGAGCACCAACGCACACTTTTGGCGCTGGGCAGGGTGGAATGTATTTCTGCATTCACAACTTTGGCAGCAATAACGGGTGCTGGGTCAACTTCGGCCAGCGCCCATTCGCCTACACCCCGCCCACTGGCTTCAAAGCCCTCAGCACCAAGAACCGCCCCACTGGCGGCTCGATCACCACCTCGGGCACGTTCACAGGCAACGCATCCACTGATGGCCCGTTTGTGTGGCTGAACGGCAACCCGTCAACGATGACGATCAACGGCAATGCGGTCACCTTTGGCACCCACGCAGACAAAACGGCAGGCGGTTTCAAAGTTCGTTCGTTAAGCGCCAGCTACAACACCGCAGGCAGCAACACGTATTCCGTCACCTTCACCGGCAAGCTGTTCGGCGACTCATCCCGCGCACCCAACACAGCACAAGGCAACCCATGAGCAAAATCAGCATTCGCAAAGACACAAAGCAGCGCATCAACGCTTTTGCGGCCTACACCGACGAAAACGGCACCCGTTACCCCACAGTGCCGCCCGAGGTGTTCGAGTGGGTGGAGCCGCCCGCGCCGCCTGCCGAATACTTGGCAAACCCCGACCACTACTACGTCACAGAGCAGGACGACGCACCGTTCGTGGTTTACACCCGCAAGAGTGACGAGCAAATAGCCGATGCGCGTTGGGTGGCAATCAAAGCCCTGCGCGATGCCAAAACCCAGACAGGTGGCTATGCGGTGGGCAGCAACTGGTTTCACAGCGACACATTCAGCCGCACCCAGCAAATGGGCTTGGTGATGATGGGTGGCAATGTCCCGGTTGGACTCCGTTGGAAAACGATGGATGGGGTTTTCGTACCTATGACCCCCACGCTGGCCCAGCAAATTTTTGCCGCAGCCGCACAGCAAGACGCCGCATTGTTTGCCCACGCCGAAGCGCTGAAAGCCGACCCCCTGGCCGACATTGCCACCGGCTGGCCTGCCACGTGGCAAGACGTTCAGCAGGACGACCAGCCATGATGCAAATGGCCTTTTACAAAGGCCCGGCCACCGACACCTGGCACCAGGTGGGCCACCACCTGACCGCGTGGTTTACCGGCAGCCCATACAGCCACTGCGAAATCGTGATTAACGGCACAGCCATGAGCAGCAGCAGCCGCGACGGCGGCGTGCGCTTCAAGCACATCGACCTCGATTCGGGCAAGTGGGACGTGGTGCCCCTGCCTGGCAGCGAGGCCGCCGTGTGGGCCTGGTTTGCCACCCATGAAGGCCAGGCCTACGACTGGGCGGGCATTGCCCGCTTCATTGTGCCCCTGCTGCCCCAGCGGCGCGGCCAGTGGTTTTGCAGCGAGGCCTGCGCCGCCGCCCTGGGCCTGCCCGAGCCAGCCGACTGGACGCCCGGCATGTTGGCCGTGAAGTATTTGAAATAAGGGAAACATGACGCCACCGCAAGACTTTCAGCAGAGCCGAAACTGGGACGGCGAAGACCGCCGGCAGCATCCAGCACCGCACCCACACGGGGTGAAGTTCGATGCGACCATCAACCTCGGCCACGTTCTCACTTTCGTTGGATTTGTCGTCGCGGGCTTCACCGCTTGGTCAACTCTTGACAAACGCCTGACGGTCATCGAAGAACGTGCGCAGTTTCAGGCGCAGATCGACCGGGCTCAAGACGCCCGCCTGATTGAGAGCATGGCATCCATCAAGGAGGCCCTGAACGACATCAAAGGCAACATCACCCGTCTGAGTGATGGGCGCAGGAGCGTGCCGTGAGGGCCAGCCATGCCTGAGCATTGGAAAGCACAGCGCACCGAGCAAGCCGCCCGTGCGCTGGTGACGCGCGAGGCCCAAGCCCGCATGCGCGGCAAAACCTCCCGCCAGCAGCTGCTGGAAGCGCTGGAGGCCAGCCGCGCCCCACGCGAACTGCCAGAGCCAGAAGGTGGTGATGACGCAAGCGTACAACGCCACGCATTGAGGTGACCCATGGCTGATTTCTTACCTGCCTTTGAGTCCATGATCGTGCGCGAGGGCGGCTATGTGCTGCACACCGTGGCCGGTGACACCGGGGGCATGACTTATGCTGGTGTGGCCCGCAACAAAAACCCGCAGTGGGCTGGCTGGCTGGTGATTGACCAAGGCGGCACCCCGCCCGCCGAGCTGGTGCGCAGCTTCTACCGCTTCCACTTTTGGGACGCCAACAGCCTGGGCGACTTGGCTGACCAGCGTGTGGCAAGCACCGTGTTTGACTTCGGCGTCAACGCAGGTACTGGCACGTCAGCAAAGTTGGCTCAATTGGTGGTGGGCACCACGCCCGACGGCAAACTGGGCCCCAAAACCATTGCAGCCCTCAACGCTTACAGCCCCGAGCTGTTCCTGGCGCACTACACCCTGGCCAAAATCGCCCGCTACCGCGACATCGTGCGCCGCGACCGCGTGCAGGCCAAGTTCCTGCTGGGCTGGCTCAACCGCGCATTGGAGCAAACCGCATGAACCTCGGGCAACTCAACCCCATTTCCGGCATCGTGGCTGCCGTGGGCGGCATCATCGACTCGGTGCACACCAGCGACAAAGAGCGGCTGGATGCCGAGCTGGAGTTGCAACGCCTGGGCCTGGAAGGCCGGCGTATCGAAGCCGGGCTGCTGCAAGGCCAGGTGGATGTAAACAAGGTGGAAGCCGCGCACCCCAACGTGTTTGTCAGCGGATGGCGGCCCGCCGTAGGCTGGGTGGGTGTGGCCGCCATGGCCTACCAGTTTGTGGTGTACCCGTTCTTGGTATGGGCCTGGGCTCTCATGCAGGCCGTGGACTGGGTGCCTACCACCCTGGCCCCGCCGCCCATGCTGGACACCGATGCGCTGTGGGTGATTTTGACGGGCATTTTGGGCCTGGGCGCGGCCCGCACGGTGGAGAAGGTGCGGGGTGCGGCTGGTTAGGAAACGGTTGTCTCCTGGCGGAACTTAGAAGCGCAGCACGCTGAAAAACCGCCTTTGGCCCGGCTTGCATGCGCCCTATGCAGCCGGGCTTTTTTTTGCCCAATGGGGTGGGTGCGCTAGCGCAGCAGGGTGAGCAGGCTGAGTTGTTTGTCGGGCGGGAGCTGGCGAAAGATGGCCAGGATGGCCTGGTCGTGGTCGGACAGGGAGGGCCGATCGTTGGTGGTGAGGGCCTGGGTGGCGTGGTTGGGGTAGGTGAGGGGGACACCTGCTGAGCCAATGGGCGTTGTTTCGGTGCGGGGATTGGTCCAGCTGTGGGCGGTGGTTAATGCCGGTACTGACGGAGGTGCGCTCGTGCGCAAGCTTGCCGCAAGCCGCATGTTGATTTCTGCGGTTTCAGTGCGCCCGGCAATGTAGGCAGCTCGTTTGATGGCTGCGCGTAGTTCGTCTGGCATGGCCAGAAGAAAACGAGCCGCTCTTTTCCCGCCGATGTTGGCTTTTTGGTCTTCTTGGTTCACGGATGGATTATCTGTTTCGTTTTTGAGTGGAACAAACATTTGCATCTATGGATAACCATGGATATACTTCAGGATATCCAAATGGATGGCCGAGGATATATACATGAGAGTCGCAAGTAAAAAAGTTTTGGTCAGCATCCCTGAGCCGCTGCTGAAGAAGCTGGATGCAAAAGCAGAGAAAGAAAAGCGCAGCCGCTCTGCTGAGGTTTGCTTCCGTTTGGAGCGCAGCTTGAAGGGGGTGCGCAAGGTGTCTGCAACCGGGGTGCAGTCATGAAAAGGGCTGCAAGGCCCGCAGCACCTGGACAAGAGCCGAGAGTCATGGTTCTTCTGCGACTGCCGCCAGCACTCGTAAAAAAGCTGGAAGTAGCAGCCGAGCTTGGGTACCGAAGCCGCAACAGCGAGGCTGAAATGCGGCTTTGGGAAACCTTTCAGAACGAGTCGATTGACGAGCATGGCGTGATCGTCCGCCGCATGCCCACCCCCATCAAGTGAGGGGTGCCCGCCATGTCACACCGCAAACCCAAAACCGCACCCCTGTCGGCCGATGCCAGCACCGTGGTGCCGGTGAACCCCTATGAGGCCTTCCGCCTGGTGGCCTACAGCTACGGGGTGAAGGAGCTGGCTGAGCGTATGGGGCTGAGCCCGGGGGTGCTCTACAACAAGGCCGACTCAAGCATTGAGAGCCACGCCCAGCCCACCCTGCGTGACCTGATGACCGTGACCCGTGAAACCGGGGACATGCGGGTGCTTGAAAGCCTGAACCGCTTGTTTGACCGGGGCAGCTACGACCTGACGCCCGTGCCCCCCAGCGACGCTGCGTTGCTTGAGCTGCTGGCCCGTGTGGGCAGCGAGCAGGGGGCCATGTGCAGTGCGTTGCACAAGGGCCTGGCTGACCGCCGCTTTACCCCCGATGACTTTGCCGAGGTGAGGGCTGAAGCGTTTGACCTGATCAATGCGGTGCTGGCCTTTGTGCAGCGGCTGGAGGGCCTGGTCGATGCGCCCTGATTGCTTTGCCCACTACACGCTTGCCCACCGCCTGCCACCAGCCCACGGGGTGGATGTGACTGCTTTGCTGGCCTTGACCTTTGGCCAGGAGCTGCTGACCGAGCTGGATGCACGCCAGGCTAAGCGCCTGGCCAAGACAGAAGCAAGACAAAAGGAGCCGTGCCATGCCCATGACTGCCCAACCCCCGGTGGACACCCCGCAGCTGAGCTTGCTGGAGCAGGAGCTGATGCCAGCAAACCCGCAATCAGCCCTGGTGGCAGCAAGGGCCGCCCGGCGCGACTTGCAGGGCGTGGCGCTGGAGTTGGCCATGCGCCAGGTGTTCAAGGGTTGGGCGCGGTGGCACCGCTGCAAGAGGTACGAGGAGGCGGTGACCGACCCCATTACTCGCCGCCTGTTGGAGCTGACAGCCAACCGCAGGCCGTGAAAGGGGTGATGAGCAGGACATGAGAGGGGCCTGAAGTTTTTTTACCGACAGGCCGCCCCGGATTGCTGCGCAGGGGCTGGCTGCTGACAACACAAGCGCGGCGTCGAAAAGGAGTTTTGAAAATGATGCGTAGATACCTGACCGAGGCCGAACAACGTGCCTTGCTGGCTGCCCCCAAGGGGGTGGCTTGCCCGCTTGCCCAGCGGGATTACCACTGCCTGGCCGCGCTGATGCTGACCGGCATGCGCATTACCGAGTGGAGCCGCCTGACGGTGAGCATGGCCAAGCAGGCCATGGCCATGGGCTGGCTGGTGTGCCCGCCCGAGCATTGCAAGGGCAAGCGCGGCAACGAGTATTTGGTGACTGAGCAGCTTCGCCACCACCTGGCCGCGCTGTGCCGGCTGAGTGACGAGCTGGGCGCGGGGCTGCTGGTGCCCGCTGCTGGCCAGCCGTTGGTGTGGGGCCGCGATGTGGCGGGCCGTGCTGGGCCACTGAGCGTGCGCAGCTACGAGGTGCGGCTGAAAGAGTGGGCTGTAGCTGCGGGGCTGGACGGGCGCATCAGCCCGCACTGGCTGCGGCACACGCTGGGCATGAACATCATGCGGCGCAGCCGGGGGGCGCACCCGCTGAAGGTGGCGCAAATTGCCCTGGGGCACAAGTGCATTGGCAGCACTGGTGTGTACACGCAGTTGGCGCGTGAGGAGGTGGAGGCTGAGCTGCGACTGGTGGCGGCTGGCGGTGGGCGCATGCCCAAGGCGGTGGCGCGGCGCTTGGCGTTGCATGGCGGGGTGGTGTCATGAGTACCAAACCGTACCAATATTTGGGCATTGGCGACCTGGAGAGCGCGGGGCGGGCGCATGCGCACCTGTTCACTTTTAAAGCTGTGGACCCCGAGGTGCCTGAATCGCATCCCACCCAAAGGTGGCTTTCGCGTGGTGTTGGTCGTAACCAAAAAACTGACGTGTGTGTGCACGGTGGCTCTTGCATCCTCGGCGCATCGCTTTTCAGCGATGGAGATCGGTTTACGTCGTCGGTCGATTTGAATGCGCAACAGTGCGTTGATCTGGCCAAGCAGCTGCTGACCGCAGCCATGCTGCTGGAGCAGGATGCCGCCGCCGCCACCCCAGAGCAACAGGTGGCCGCATGACCACCCAAGCCGCCGACGCTGTGATGGTGCACATTGAGCTGACAGAGTGCACCCGCTTTGCCCGCACGGTGCAAATGACCCGTGCCGAGCTGGCCCGCTACCGCAGCCTGCTGACTGACGGCACCGACGAAGAGGCCAAGCGCGATGTGGCTGACCTGATGTTCAGCCGCTTTGTGGACCGCATGGATGACGAGTGCGAGGACCAGCCCGACGCCCTGGTGGTGACCCTGACGGAGAGTGCAGCGGAGGTGCGGCCATGCAGCGCTGGAAGCTGAAACACATCGATGCGGCCCGCCACTGCCACAAGCTGGTGGTGACCGCTGCCAACCGCATGGCAGCCGTGGCCGAGGTGGAGGCCTTGTTTGGCCCGGGCTGGGTGGTGAGCGCCATGCGCCTGCTGAAGAAGGAGCGCTGACATGCCGCACCGCACCCGACGTTTGCTGCCCTGGTGGCTGCGCTGCCTGCCCACCGCGCTGGCGGGCGAGTTCCCCAGCCTGCGCATGTTTTACCTGTGGAGCCGGTCTGCCGGGCGTGGCCGCTGGGCTGCGCTGGTGCATGGCTGGGATTTGTTTGTTTTCTACGCCAAGAGGAAGTGACGCGATGTTGAACACCCTTTACCTGACCCTGACCACTGGACCCAGTGGCGGGGTGGACATTGCTTGCAGTGAGGAGCGCCTGGTCGTGCCCCTGCACAAAGCATTGCCAGATGAAAGCAGCTCGGGCTTTGCTCCGGCCAGCCTGCACACCATGGCTTGGGATTTGCTGGCGTTTGCCAGCATCAAAGGCTGCCGTGTGGGCGGCGCTGTGACCGCACCCCGGGTGAACCCGGTGCTGCTGATTGGCCTGGCCAATGCGCTGCTGGACCCCGAGCAACTGGGCTACGCCGTGACGGCTGAGGTGCGCGACATGGCGCGTTTGGCGCTGGGCATGCCTGCGGTGGAGAGCCACTTGAAGCCGCTGGCTGTGACGGATTGGAGTTCCACATGAGCACCAATAAGCAACTGTCACAAAGACTTTTTGATGCGTGTATGCGCGTAGATCGGGTGATTTTCCTGGCTGGCGCGGTTGCCGCTGGAGACGCTTTTTGCGATGACCTTGATGCGTTCCTGGACGATACGGATGAAGAAATCGTGGTGGCGTGCTTGGGCCCGATTCCTGATGACATTGACCTGAGTTACCCGGCCTATGAAAGGGCCGAGTTGGTTTCGACTTGGCTGTACACGGCGAACAAGTTGGGGTTCTTGGTGCAGGTGGCCACACCTGTGATGACACGGATGTCACTCACCAGCCGCCACTTTTCGTGGGGCTACTACAACACGCAATGGCTGTACGGCGACACCATGGATGAGGTGGTTTCCAAGGCAGTGGATTGGGCGCAGAAGAGGCGAGACGCCGAGGATGCCAAGGCCGAAGAGGCAAAAAATGCGAAAGGCGGTGCCGCATGAGCTGGATGCTGACCGCCCAAGGGCACGAACACCACATGCTGGGCCCGCAGGCCATGGCCAACACGTTTGAGCTGGAAGACGTGGCGCACGCCCTGGCGCTGCAAAACCGCTTCAATGGCCACACCCGCCGCCCCTACAGCGTGGCCGAGCACAGTTTGCTGGTGGCCGACATTGCCCTGGCCGATGGGGCCAGCGTGGCCCAGCAGCTGGCCGCACTGATGCACGACGCCCACGAGGCCTACACAGGCGACGTGGTGAGCCCGGTGAAGTGGGCCGTGGGCCAGCCGTGGCAAGACTTTGAGGCTGGCCAAGCCCACCTGCTGCGCAAGAAGTTTGGGCTGCTGAGTGCGTTTGCGAGCTGCCGCCAAAGCTTGCACCAGTGGGACTTGATGGCCCTGGCCACCGAGCGGCGCGACCTGACGATGTACGAGGCCCCGCGCCATGCGCCCTGGGCCATTCTGGACACCCCGGGCAAAAAGGTGCTGCCGTGGGACGACGCCAACCTGAACAGCCCTGCCCGCGTGCAGGCCGACTGGCAGGAGTGGAAGGCTCTGTTTGTGGTGCGGGCGAAAGACTTGGCTAGGGCGGTGCGGGAAGTCAGGCCGGTGGTGGAGCCTGGGCATGCTGAGGGGCAGGCGGGGAGGGTTGAGGCATGAACAACATTGCAAGGCCCAGTTTTGAGCTGGAAGCATATGAAGACGCCACGCTGCCAACAGGCAAACGCCTGCATGAGGCGCAAGAGTTGGTTGGCCACACCATCAAGTGCATGGTGGAGTACCCGATTGGCCGCCTGGGCGACTGGGTGAACCTGGTCATCGTGACCGAGACACTTTGCTGGCTGACTGTATCGGGCGAAATGTCAGGGTGCAGCGCCGAAGACGGTACGCACTTGAGCTATTCAGGCAAAGCGTACCGCAGCGAAACCGAGGTTCTGTCTGACTACCTGTGCCCTAAGGAGATGCTGCACAACGGGCTCATTTCCCATGGCCAGTTTGACGCGCTTCAAGAAATTGAGGGCAAGCGAATTGAAGCCGAAAAGGCGCAGAAGGTAGCCGAGCTGCGCAAGGAACTGGCACAGCTGGAAGGCGGTGCCGCATGACCTTGCACGATGCAGGCCCTTGGTTGGGCAGGGATGAACACGGCAGATACAAGGCAACCCCCAACTGGACAGCCATTTGCAATGGCCTTGGCTTCTACCAATACGCGCCCATTTGGGCTGGCGACAAGGTAGTGGCTTTGGTGGTTGGATCGTCTGGCGAGACGTTTGGCACCGACCCGGCGTTTGAGGCCAACGCGGCGCTGATTGCTGCCGCCCCTGATTTGCTGGCCGCCCTAAAGCTGTTGGAGGCGGAAGGTTTTGGCGAACGGCCAAAAACCGCCGAGGATTTGCTGAGGATGGACGGCATAGCGGTGATTGCCAGCACCGCCATCGCCAAAGCGGAAGGCGGTGCCGCATGAACCCCTTCGCCCAACTGATTGCGCCCCAGGCCTTCACCCGCCGCCGCTTGCCCGCCACGGGTGCGGTGGTGACGGTGCGCGAGGGTGTGGCACTGGTGCCCCCTGGCCGTGGCCGTGGCCGCCAGGTGCCTGACAAGCTGGCCAGCCTGCCGGTGTTGGATGCTGACGATGCGGCCGATGCCGAGGCGCTGCGCAGGCAACTGATGCGCGAGCGGCAACGCCGCTGGTACGCCGACCGCTATGCCCGCAACAAGCAAGACCCGGCATACATGGCAGCCCGCCGTGAGCGCAACCGCCTGCTGTACCAGCGCCCTGAGCAGAAGAAGCGCCAAAAGCGCTGGGAGGCCGACAACGCTGAGCGCTTGCGTGCCTACAAGACCCAGTGGGCGCAGATGCAGCGGGCCAATGAAACGCCCGAGGAAAAGGCTGCCCGCCTGGCCGTGGCCCGTGTGAAGCAGCGGGAGTACTACGCCAAGAACCGCGAGTTGCTGAATGAGAAGCAGCGGGCGAGGCGTGAGGCGAAGGCGGCTGCTTTGGTGGCTGGGGGTGCGATATGAAGATGGCCAAGGCAACCGAAAAAGACATTGATGCCGCTGGCGATGCAATGTCTGTGCTGAACGCTGTCAGCAGCGGCTACTACCCAGCCCGAGATGGTGATGAAGACGCCCCACTGTTTTTTGACCCTGACGACCACGAACACCTGCGCAAGTTCTACGACTTGATGAATGCCACGCTTGACAAGTCGGCAGGCTGGCCATCGCGCGTCATTGGCGGCATGTGCTTCGTGATTTTGTTTGATCAAAACGAGATTGTTGACCCATCCGCAGACACGCTTGAACTGCACCCGAAGTTTGAGCACCAGCACCGACTGTTGGCCAACTGCCGCTTTGCCCTTGATTCGTTGTTGCAAGCCAAGCCAGTGCTGGCGGGCATGGTGTGTGGAGAGACGACGCTGGGGAATTTGCGCGCCGAGTTGGGGGGGGTTCGTCGGACTGAAGCGGGAGCACCCACATGACCCAGCGCACCTATCTGGCCAACGATGTGTCCCGCTGCTTTGGCGCGTTGGCAGGCGAGCCACCCGGCACGCCGCTTGCCCCATGCGACACCTGCGCCCGGTACCACTTTCTGAAACAAACCGACCAACACCAGCGCTGGCTTATCAGCCCGCCACGCACTGACGATGGCCAGTGCGTGCGCCACCTTGACATGCAGTTGCCGCAGCAGGAGATGTTTGCATGAGCCAACAGACCATGACCGGTGATGACTGGCTGAGCGACCGAGATCGCAAGGAACAAGCCCGCGCTGTGGCCAACCGCAAAAAGACCGCCATTGCGTGCGCCAAAAAGCTGGAGGCAGCCGCCGATTCGCTCAACGAGTTGATGCGGGCATGCAATGAGTGCCACGACTCCAGCTCTGTGCGCCGGGCGGATGACGGTCGGCAGTTGCTGGTGGAGCGGCTGATGGAGTTCAGCCATTGGCTTGACGCTGCCTACAACAAATAGAAACAAAAATGCCGTCTTGCGCTTGATGGCATTGCATTTCCAGCTACAACAAAAACACACTTATGGAACAAACAAAAGGCGCTTTTCGGCCTGGCGCGGTCGATGAGCTGAATGCGCGCATTGACTGCCACGACCTGGCGCAGCGGCTGGGGCTTGAGCAGCCGCAGCAGCGGGGCAACTACCGCAGCCCGCACCACCCCGACAAGGCCCCCAGCGTGGGGGTGTACAAGGACAAAAAGTCGGGCCTCTCCAAGTTCATGGACTACAGCACGCAAGAGGGCGGTGGCCCCATTGACATGCTGATGTGGGCCGAGGGGCGCGACTTTGTGGGCGCTGTGCGCGAGCTGGGCAACATGTTTGGCATTGCGGTTGACCGGCCCAAGCCCCAGGGCAACGGGCAGCCGGGGCCGGTGGTGAAGCAGAGCCTGGCTGAGTTCATTGGCGAGAAGTGCCGCAAGGCTGTTGCCACCGATGACGGCAAGGCCCGCGTGCAGGCCTACCTGGAGGGCCGGGGCATTGCCCGTGCCGTGGTGGACCGGTCGCTGGCCAAGGGCTCGTTGGGCCTGAACACTTACCTGAACGACAAGGTGCCCGAGGGCCAGCCTGGCCACGGTGGGCCAGCGGTGGCGTTTTTGGTGCGCCACATTCAAACGGGTGAGGTGGTGGCGGTGGACATGCGCTACTTCAACCCCGAAATCAACGGCCACGTCAAAACCCAGTGCCAGGGCGAAAAGCACGGTTTTGCCTGGACGAGCGACTGGCGCCGGGTGCGCGATGCCCGCACGGTGTATGTGGTGGAGAGCCCCATCAATGCCCTGACCATCGAGACGTGCATGGACCCGGCTGACGGCAGTAAGTACGACGGGCGGGTGGCGGCAGTGGCCATCCGTGGCACGGGCAATGTGGACAACATTGACTGGAGTTTTTGCCGGGGCAAACAGGTGATTGGGGTGATGGACAACGACCCGCCCCAGGCGCACGGGCCCCAAGAGGGCTATTGCCCCGGCCTGAAGGCTGCGTGGCGGCTGCACGAGGTGCTGACGGCGTTGGACATTTCGTGCCTGCTGGTTGACCAGGCCGGTTGGTTTGAAGACCAGGCCGACATGGACGGCCCGCTGAACGATGTGAACGACTTGCTGAAGGAGTGGGGCGCTGACGCTACCCGCAAGGAGTTGGCCAAGCTGGAGCAGTGGCTGATACCCGGCATGGTGGGCAACGAGAAGCGCCTGGGCAAGCCCCGGTTGTTTTTGCCCAGCCACGACTACATGACGTACTGGAAGTACCGGGTGCAGCCCGACTTCACCAAGCTGATTGGCAAGACCACCAAGGAAGATGACGGCAACGAGAAGCACGAGTTTTCAGACGTGTGCGGCTTTCGGGTGGCTGCCGTGGCCCGTGTGCGCATTGCCAGCCCGCAAAGCACCATGACGGGCGACGTGGACCACAGCCCACGCACCGTGTTTGCCCTGAGCGTGCAGGTGGCGCGGCATGGCCCCGTGTTGCAGCGCCGGGTGGTGGATGACGAGCGCCTGCACAACGTGGAGGTGTGGAAAAAGCTGGGCCCGGTGTATGCCCCGCAGGGGTTTGCCCGCCTGGTGAACATTTGGGAGCGTGCGGCCGAAATTGGCAGCCGCGAGGCCGTCAACTTTGTGGGCCTGGCCTGGCGCAATGGCAAGCCGGTGGTGAACGAGGGGCCTGACTGCTTTTTTCAAGACCCCCGCCAGCAGTGCCCGTACCACGAGCTGTTGTTTCCGGTGGGCACGGTGGCGCAGGGGCGGGAGGTGGTGGAGCAGTTTCGCCACACGTTCAAAGACAGCGTGGCGCTGATGCCGCTGGTGTGGGGCCTGGGGGCGCACCTGAAGGCGTTTTTGGGCTTTTGGCCGCACTTTGTGATGCAGGCCGAAAAGGCCACGGGCAAAACCACGCTGGTCAAGCGGCTGGAGCGCAGCATTGCCATGGTGATGAGCAGCCGCCAGAGCCTGCAGACCGAGTTCAGGCAGATGACTTCCTTGAGCTACACCAGCCACCCCGTGGGCTGGGGGGAAATGAGCACGAACAAGCAGGACATCATCAACAAGGCGATTCACAACCTGCAAGAGAGTTACCAGTACGAGCACACGCGCCGGGGCTCTGAACTGCTGGACTTTTTGCTGTGTGCCCCTGTTTTGCTGGCCGGTGAGGATGTGCCGGTGGACAGCCTGGTGGGCAAGGTGGTTCGCAGTGAGCTGACGAAGGGCCGGCGCGGCCCGCTGATACCTGAGGATTGCCCGGTGTTCCCGGTGAAGCAGTGGTTGCAGTGGCTGGCCAAGCGCAGCAAGGACGAGGTGGTGAGCCTGCACAACGGCATGGTGAAGACGTTTTTTGATGGCTGCGTGGCCAGCATGAACGACAGCGGCGCGGAGCGCATGGTGAACAACTATGCCGCGCTGGGCACGGCCTGGGAGCTGCTGTGCCGTTTTTTGGGGCTGGAGGTTCACAGCACGCCGTTCACGGGGGACTTGATGGCGGAGATGAACCGCCACATCCGCGAGACGGTAAGCGACCGCCAGCCGTGGGCCTGGGTGGTTGAGAAGCTGTTGAGCGAGATTGCGGCCAAGAAGCTGTTTCACCCGTTTGCGTTTGATGTGGTGACCACTGACGGCACGCATGAGCAGCGCGCGGTGCTGTGCATTCGCACCAGCCACGTGATGGACCACATGCGCCAGACGCCGTACCTGCGGGAGTTTTGGGACGGCTTGCCGATCAAGAGCGATCGGGTGTTCAAGCGTCAGCTGGAACAGGCTGGTGTGCTGGTGATGGACCCGGCCACGGGCAATGCACGGATGTTTGAGAAAACCATTGGCCACAACCGCGTGGGCTACATGGTGGGCCTGAGCCTGCCTGCCCTGATGCAGTACGGGCTGCATGCGGTGGTGCCTACTGAAGGGGGTGTGTGATGGCCCGGCTACACAAAAACCCTTCACTGCGCCTTTCCGTGTGCTACATTGGCCGTGCCCCATCAAAAAAAGGTGGGGCCGGGTTTGGCGACCCGAAACAATCCTGCGACGAAAGCCGCAGTTCCTCACCCGCAGAGTCTGCGGCTTCGTTGTCTGTGCCTCCAGTTTTATGGTGGCTCGATGGGAGGCCGAAAGGCCTGCCGGTTTCCGCAAGGATTGTCCGGTTCGCCAACCCGTCGAGCTACCGCCCCTGTTTGGCGACGAGGGCGGTGGTTTTTGCAAACCACAATCCTTGGAGGCCTTCAATGGCTGCTGCCCACACCCGCCCGGACGCGTCCGGCGCATCTGCCCGTTCCCACGTTTCCACCGCTGCCCCTGGCCCTGACACCGACTGTCTGGCCGAGCTGCTGCATGGCTGCACCGCTGAGTGCGCCCACACAACCCAGGCGCTGGCCAGCTTGGTGCAACTGCTGCAAGGCTGCCAACCCGGCCACACCCTGAGCGCTGGCGGCCTGCTGGCCCTGCTGGAGCCGCTGGCCGGTTCGCTCGACTCGCTGTGCAACGACTTGCACACCGCGCATTCCCTGTTCCCCCAGCCACACCACCACTGAAAGGCACCGCCATGGACAACATTCGTTTTGCCAAGCTGCCCAAGGGGGCTTACCTCATCGTCACAGACGGCTCTGAGAGGGGGGATTTTGAAACCGTCATCAAAAACCTGGCTCGCCAGATGGCGTCAGGCTCTTCAGAGCTGCTGAGTGATGCCAGCCTTCTGGATTGGATTGGACGCACCAAGCCCAGGGCAGTGGCAACACCCGCTGATTCGCATCGGGCGATCAGCATTCACCTGCTGAAACATGCGTTCAAGGTGATGGCCATGGGGAATTTCCGCCGTCCGTATCGCTGGGATGCCTTCAGCGGCTGGGTGGACGTTCGCATGACGCACCTGGCAGAGCTTCAGACGGATGAAACAGCCGCTCGATGGGGGGGCAAGGTCACTTCCCGTGTGCTGCAACGTGAGTTGCTGAATTTGGGCTTGCTGGACGCCCTGAGCAGCGGCAAGGCCAAGGAGGTGGAGAGGACGATTGATGGCCACCGCGTGGGCCACATGGTTTCCATTCACATTGGCACCGCCACCGAGTTGGTGTTGGCCCACCCGGAGGAGTAACGGAAATGCGGCCCACCAAGGCGTTTTCGGGCGTTGCCCATGCCAGTGCATCAACCTCGCGCCAAAGTCGCCTTGTGGGCGGTTTTGGCGGGTCGGTTTTGCAGGTCTGGCCCCAGCCCCACGTTCTAGGCATGGGGGAGGGTGGTGCTTACCCGGCCTGTATGCCCCCCCGTATCCCCCGCCTAGAAAGCCGCGCACCTGTGGGGGGGCAGACCAGCAGGAGGGAGGGGGCGGCAATAGATTTTCTCAACCGGGATGGGGTGGCACTCTTCAAAACGTCCCCAACTCTGGGAAAGTTACCGTTTTCGTCCGTGGAAGTGGCTCTGGCTATAGGTTTCTTGCTTTTTTGCATCCCAGAAATGCAACCAAAGTCCCAAGATTTCGCACGTTTTTTCCACGAGTCTGTTTTTTGGGTTTTCGCGCCCCTTCTTCTTCTTTTTCTTCTTTTTATAGAGAGAGAAACAGAGGTAAAGATGAGGGGTGACGGGCGAAAAAGTGTCCCAAGAGTCAGCCGTTTTTTTACTTGGAAAGTTTTCCGCAAAAAAAACGGGGATCAAGAGTCGGGGACTCCGAAACGAGCTAATTCAAGGATTTCTGGGGCAGGCGTTTCCAATGAAATCAACGGGTTAGGTGTGTTCGATGGGGTCATCCCAGCAAACAAGAAAGAAATGCCCCCCTCCCCCCCGCGATCGCTGTTTTTTGGAGGTGCCAGCCATGGCCAATGAGATCGAATGGACTGACGAGCTGGCCGTGGGTGCCTACCTGGACTATTTGGGCATGGCCCGTGGCCTGAGCCCGCGCACGCTTGAGATTTACGGGCTGGCCTTGCGTCGGCTGAAGGAGTTTTTGCAGGGCAAGCCGCTGCTGGACGCTGACGGCATGGAGTTGGAGGCGTTTTGTGGCCTGTGGCTGCACCGCAAGGGTGTGGTGGCCACCAGTCGCAAGCCGTATGTGGCCGCGGTGCGCAGCTTTTACGCCTGGGCCAATGACAAGGGGTTGCTGGAAGATGAGCTGGGCAACCCGGCCAGGCAGGTGCAGCAGCCGAAGGGGGGCAGCCGGTTGCCGCGCTCGATGTCGCTGTCAAGCGCCGAGAAATTGATGTGGGCCCCTGACCTGGGCACGTTTGTGGGCATTCGGGATGCGGCCATGTTGTCGCTGCTGATGGGCTGTGGCCTGCGTGTGTCGGGCCTCACAGCCCTGAATGTGGGCGACCTGAGGACGATGCAGGTGGATGGCCGCCCCCGCCTGATGCTGCTGGTGACCGAGAAGGGCAACCGTCAGCGCATGGTGCCCTTGCCGCGTGAGGCTGACAGCCTGTTGCGGGTGTACATGGGGCATGAGGAACTGGCCAGCATTGACCGCCAGGTGACGAACCAACAGGGCAAGCCTGACAAGGTGCTGTTCGTGAACACCAAGCACCCAGCCCTTGCCGAGCATGAGCATGTGGGCGAGGCCCGCAGGCTGACGCGCCGGTCTGTGCACGACATGATCCAGCGCTATGGCCGCCGTGTGGGCATCCCTGAGCATGAGCTGCACCCCCATGCCATGCGTCACCTGTTCGGTACCGAGTTGACCGAGGGCGACGTGCCCACCATCACCACTCAGGGGCTGATGGGCCACGTTGACCCCAAGAGCACCGCTATCTATGTGGAGCTGGCCATGACCAAGAAGATGAAGGTGGTCGACCAGCACGCACCGCTGGCCAAGATGAAGACGCCCGTAGGCGAGTTCCTCAAGCGCATGCCGCGCTGATTCCCCTGAGCCCTGCACCACCAGGGCCAAACCCCAACCCCCAATTTTTCACACCATTCTGAGGGCCATCCCGATATGTCCGTCCTACCTGCACCATTACACAACGCCTATTCTGGGGGGGTCTACAAACCCTGCGCCGCTACAGCCGTAGAGCGTGGCGGCCTGGGCTTGCGGGGTTCCGCAAATTTCCCGAATATCGGGCTAACTCGTGCGAGGGGGGTCGATGGGTCGCTGCGTTGTTTGGCAATAGTCGCAGTGATGCACACTGGCTGCACTGGCATGGCAGGGGGTGCACGATGATGCAAAGTCGCAGTGATGACGGTGCAGGCCTGCAGCTTGATTGGGTTGGTGGTGTGCCTGTGCAGGGGGTGGGGGCTCGGCAGGCCAGCCCCTCACGGCCCCGGCGGGGGGGTGGGTACCTGGATGAATGCATTGCTCCGCAACTTTCGGCTGATGCCCGATTTCGCGAGCTGGAGGAAATGGGCCTGCCCGCCGTGTGGCTGACCCTGGCCCATGCCATTGGCTATGACCACTTCATGACCATGTGGCGTGTGTTGGATGCCGCGCAGGAAATGCATTCCGACTCTGGCTCGATGATCGAGCTGCAAATGCGCCGGTACGGCAGCTTCAAGCGCTTCCAGCGCAACCGTTATGTGGAAACTCTGGTTGACATGGGCTTGTCAGACACGGCCATCAAAGACCGGCTGCAGGCTGAGTTGGGTGAAGAGCTGAGCATTTCTCACATTGGTCGGCTGACCGGCCCGCGTAGAGTGGGGGCACGATGAAAAAAGCCGTGATCTATGCCCGCGTGAGCACCAAGCGCCAGGCCGATGACGGACTGCCGGTGGAGAGTCAGATTGACCACTGCCAGACCAAGGCCGCAGGCATGGGGCTGCAGGTGGCCAAGGTGTTTGTGGACGGCGGCATTTCAGGCACTACCGACAAGCGCCCCGCCTTTCAGGACGCACTGAACTACTGCGCGCTGATGGACGTGGACTACTTCATTTGCTGGAGCAGCAGCCGCTTTGCCCGCAACCACCTGGACGCTGGCCACTACAAGGCCCAGTTGGCCAGGTACGGCACCCGGCTCATTTACAGCAGCACGGAGGTGGACATTCGCACCGACGACGGCTGGTTCATTGATGCCATTGGCTCGGTCATTGACGAGCGGTATTCGCGCCAGGTGAGCACCGACACGCGGCGCAGCATGCTGAAGGCCGCGCGCGACGGGTTTTTTCTGGGTGGCCGTGTGCCGTTTGGGTACCTGACGGTGCCCGACGGCAAGCGAAAGCGCCTGGCCGTGCACCCGGTGGAGGGGCCGCAGATTCGGCGTCTGTTCGACATGGCGCTGAACGGCTGGGGTACCAAGATGATTGCTCTGCAGCTCAATGCCCAGGGGCTGAGCATTCGGGGCAAGGCCTGGAGCAAAAACACCGTTAATTTCATTCTGAAGAACGAGGTGTATGCGGGCCTGAGCGTGTTCAACCGCAAAAAGGGCCGTGTGGACAACCCGCGCGAGGACTGGGTGAAGGTCACCAGCCATGAGGGCTTGGTGAATGAAGCTGATTTTGAAAGGGTGCAAACCATGGTGACCGACCGACAACCCATGAACGTGGGTGGCCAGCCGCGTAGCAACTTCGCCTTCACCGGCCTGCTGCAGTGTGGCGTGTGCGGGGCCGGCCTGCAGACCTGCAGCGGCACCGGGCGCAGCAAGGTGTATCACTACTACGGCTGCCGTGACGCTTTGAGCGGCAAAAACCGCTGCAGCATGAAGAAGGTGAGGGCAGACCTGTTTGACGAATGGATGCTGTCGGCCTTGCTGGACGAAGTTCTGACGCCCGAACGCATGCTGGATGTGTTTGCCCAGGCTGCGGCGCAGCGCCAAGAGTGGGTGAAAGACCGGGCGGGTCGTCGAGAGGGGTTGGTAAACGAGATGCGCACGGTGGAGCGGTCTCGCGGGAATCTTTACGGCTTGCTAGAGCTGCACGGGGTGAACGCGCCAAATCTGGGGGATTTGACGGTTAGGCTTCGGGAACTGAACGAGCGCCTGAAGAAGCTGGAGGCAACGTTGCTGGAGCTGGAGAGTGAACCTCTGTCGCCAGGCGATTTGCCCGATGCGGATCCGCAGGAGGTGGCTGAAGTGCTGAGGGGGGTGGTGATGGATTGCCAGGATCCACGCAAGGTGCGTGCGTTCTTGGGGTCATTTGTGAAGGGAATTAGCCTTGGCGAATCAACCGTGGAGGTTGAGTATTTGCCGGAGTGCCTGGTGCGGCTGAATAGCCGCACCAGGGTTCACAGTGGTAATGGTTGGCTCCCCAACCTTGGCACACAGCGAACCATTACGGCCACGTTGGAGCGGCCTTTGCGGTTTGGTGTCAGGTGGGTGGATGCCATTGCGGCCTGATGGTATCCTGATGCTGCCCCAGTCTCTGGGGCCTCCCTTTCGACGCTTGGCGTTGATTCACGCCGGGCCTTTGGGTCTGGCTTTTTTTTGTCACAACACTATTCAGGGGGCCAAAAATGGCACTGGTGAATTGCAAGGAATGCGGTGCAGAGGTCAGTACGGACGCGAAATCGTGTCCCAAGTGTGGGGCGCGGATGAAGCCCAAGAGCAACCTGTGGAAATGGATTGTTGGCTTGCCGATTGGTGGCTTTGTGCTTCTGATGGTGATTGGTTCTTTTGGGATGGGCAGTCCTGAAGAACAACAGGCCAGGCGGACATACAAACAATGCCTGAAAAACCTGGAGAGCGCACCACCAAGCGTGCGCAGCACGATCAGCGGGGCGTGTGATTTGCTGGAGTCGCAGTTCAGGGCGAGATTCGGCAAGAACCCCTGAAGCTGCTACTCGCTGGGATCGAGCGCCGGGCCTTGAGCCCGGTTTTTTTCGTCTGTTGGGCGGCGGTCTCTGGCGAACAGAACCCTTGTGCTGGGGGGCACCACGGTTTTGCTGGTGTCGAGGGCTTGCAAGATGGCCCCGTATGACGTTTTGCGCGCGGCCTTGATCGTCAACAAGGTGCCGCCGCCGCTGTAGCCAGCCAGCACCAGGCGGGCGAGGGCCTCTGTGAAGGTGCCGCCTTGCTCGTCCATTTCATCCTGAACGGCAATCACGACTTCTTCGGGGTAGTCGGTGGTGGGGGCTGACGCCTGAACCAGTGATGCTGCAAGGCGCTCTGTGACCTCCGCGTTGAAGCTTCGCCGCGCATCTTGCGCAGCCTTGGTGATTGCTTCCTTCAGTTCTGCGGGAAGCCGCAACGGGTAGGCGGGTGCTTGATGTCTATCGGTCATGTGTCGATTGTGGACATCATCCTGAATCTTTTCAAAGATACACATTGACATCCACAAGATGTGTATCTATTATTCATCCACACCAAACAGGTGTTCGATGAAAGGAAGCACATGCCAACCCCCAATCCCCGATCCCCAACAAGCCTGCGAATCCCTGATGAGCTGAAGAAGTGGCTCAAACACCGTGCGGTTGACAACAACCGTTCGTTGCCCGATGAGATTTTGGCCATCTGCAAGGACTTGCAAAAGAAAGAGAAAGCCCATGCCCCACAAACCTGAAGCCCCAAAAGGAAACGCCCCGGCTGCGCTAACAGCCGAGGCGTTGGATGCGAAACCCTCAAATCACCAAAGGAATCACACCGTGAATTCTAAAGCCACCCCCGCAAATGACCAACAGGCAACCGATGTGGTGCCGTTGATCCCCGTCCTGTTTGACCAGGACACCCTGATTTTGGTTGAGCATAATGGCCAGCCTTATGTGGTCATGAAGCCCTTGGTAACCGCCATGGGCCTCGATTGGGCCAGTCAGTTCGTCAAAATTGGGCAGAAATTTGAGTCAACCGTTGTGGAAATCACAACGGTTGGAGAAGACGGGAGGCTTCGCACCATGATCTGCATCCCGTTGCGCAAGCTGCCGGGCTGGCTTTACTCCCTCAACCCTGGAAAGGTGGCGCCTCACCTGCGAGCCAAAGTGGTCCGCTACCAGGACGAATGCGACGAAGTGCTGTGGCGGCACTGGACGGGCACCTACACCCCCACACACAGCACGGCCAACTTGGGTTTGTCACGCCTGAACCTGAGCTATGAGCGTGAGCACACCCGCGTTTGCTTGGAACTGTCCAAGTGCACCGAGCTTGGCCTGGGTGATGCCCTGTTCGACAAATACCAGCGGCTGTGTGCGTTGTTGGGGGCCAAGGTGATCAAGCTGGATGACTTGGCCCCAGGCCTGCGGCAAAAGCGCTTGGCTTTGGAAGGGGCAGGGTCATGAGCGCCGCTGTTTTTACCCTCGAACCCGCCACCAGCCACACCGTTTCCATTCCCACCGAAGCCGAGTTCGCCGCCGATCTGCTGGACGATGCCGAGAGCGCCCGGCGCAACGTGGCCGCGCTGGCTGAAATTCTGGCGGGCTGTGCGCCTGAGTACAAAATTTCGGCCTTCCTGTTCCGCAGCCTGTTGGAAACGGCCTTGTGCCACCTTGAGAACACGGTGGAGGGCGTGCGCTTGCTGGCTGCTGCGCCTGTTGGGGTTGTCACAATGGCGTGACTTGCCACCGTTTTCGGTGCAAAATCCACAGCTACAAACACAAACGGGGCTTGCGTAAAGCCCCCTTTTTTTGCGCAAAATTGGCGGTGATGATGGGGCATGCCTCATCACGATTGGTCGGCCCAGCTTTCGCACGTCAACTTCCGTTGCGGTGCATGCAAGCGGTCGTTTGCGGCTGCGCCTGACCTGATTGAGGACGCGCCCGAGCGCGACCACCACCCTTACCGCTACTTTGCCCACTGCCCGCACTGCGAGGCTGAGAACCAGCCGCAGGCCAGCTGGGAGGTGGCGCTGCTGAAGGCGCACCAAACCAGCACCGGCCCCCGCACTGACGAGGGCAAGGCCGCCACCGCTGCCAACCTGGCTGGGCACCCCACCGCTGAAGAGACCCGGCGCACCCGCTTCAACGCCATGAAGCACGGCATGAATGCGCGTGTGGCCACCTACTTTCCGGCCAAGCCGGATGGTTACGCCTTTTGTGCCCGGTGCGATGTGGGGCGCGACTGGTGCGCTGCGCAGCCCGCGTGCGTGAAGCAAACCGAAATTTTCATGCTGCACCACGCTGCGTTCGAGCAGCGCGACCCCCGTGTGCTGGGCGGCATTCATGCCGATTTGCAAGCCAGCCTGACGGCCATGTTGCAGATGTGCATTCAGGAGGTCTTGGGGCTGGGGGTGCTGATCAAAGCGCCCAAGGTGGAGCTGGACCGCGAGGGCAACCCGGTGACGCTGACCTATGTGGACGAGGGCGGCAAGCGCCAGTACATCTACAACTACACCAGCAACCCGGCGTTCAAGCCCCTGACCGAGCTGGTGAGCCGCCTGGGCCTGAGCATGAACGACCTGGGCATGACGGTGAAGAAGGCCGATGACGAAGACGGCATGCTGAATGGCCGCCTGCAACTGGATGCCGACACCCGCGAAACCCTGCAAAGCTTTGGGGCCCGCATGCTGGAAGCCACCCAGGGCGCCAAAGACCTGATTGCCCAGGCGCAGCAGCGCACCAAGGCTGACCCGGTGTTGGTGGAGTTTCAGGCGCGGGGTGGTGAAAAATGAGCCGCATCAGCGCCGCGCAGCGCGTGAAAAGCTCGATCGTGGCCGAGCAGGAAATCATGCGGTTTGCCCTGCCTGACCCGGTGACGGGCATCAGGCCCCACGCCCTGTGGCACAAGTATGTGCACAACGTGGAGCTTGACCCCATTCAGGTGCTGAAGATGCAGGAGATGGACGAGCACCGCGACACGGTGGACTTCAGTTGCCGGCGCACGGGCAAAACCGCCGTGAAGGAAATGCACATTCTGGAAGAGCTGGCCACCACGCCTTACCAGGAGTGCGGCATTGTGGCCCCGCGCATGCAGCAGAGCCAGAACAACCTGAATTACCACATTGACGCCATCAGGCGCAGCCCCATGCTGGGTGCCTTTATTGCCCACAAGCAAGGTCGCCCGCAGCTGAAAGACATGGCCTACCAGTTTGTGAACGGCAGCAAGGCCAGTGCCTACGGCATCATGAGCCAGATTGACGGCGACAGCATCACCCTGGCCAGCCTGGAAGAAACCGACGACATGCCCCAAGACCGGTTGCTGAGCCGGTTTTTGCCCATGCTGGGTGCCGCGCGGCGGCTGGGGGTGGACAGAAAAGAGACCGAATTCAAGCCCAAGGTGCGCATCAGCGGTGTGTACAAGGGTGCTGACGTGCTGCAAAGCCTGATTGCCAGCGGCGGCTACCACTGCTTGCCCGCGGTGGATGTGCACCTGGGCGTGGCGCTGGGCATGGTGGACTCGCACTGGGCGGCCAGCATGCAGGCGCAGCTGCCAGATGAAGAGTACATACGCCAGTTTTTGTGCCGCAACATCCGCGCCCGCAACTGGATTTGGGAGCAGCACATCAAACGCGCCAACGCCCTGGGTCTTGATGCTGGGCTGGTGCGGGCCGAGCCCCTGCCGGGTGTGCGCTACAAGCGCCAGGGGCTGCTGAGCTTTGGGTATGACCACACCGGCCACGGGGAAGACCCGGCGGCATCGAAAAGTTCGCTGGTGGTGTGCGAGCAGCTGGGCAACTGGGTGACCTTTCCGTTTGTGAAGCTGTGGGCCCCCGGTGTGAGCGACAGCACGCTGGCGCGTGACCTGGTGGCGCTGTGGGACTACTTCAGGCCCGATTACGCCATTGGCGACGCCTACGGCGTGGGCATGCTGACCGGGGTGAATGACGAGCTGTTTCGCCGGGGGCTGACCCCCATCAACCGCGAGACGGTGGGCGACGGCCAAAGCACCGGCAGCACCTGGGCAGAGTGGGCGTTTGCCCCCATGCGGTTTGAAGGCATGACCAAACACGTGATGGCCAGCGCGGTGCGCGAGGCCTTCCACAGCAACCGGGCCGCGTTCCCCTACGTGGACACCATGGACGAACGCGAGCCCGAGGAGTGGCTGGCCTTTGTGCGCCAGCTGGGCAACATGAAGGCGGTGCCCACCCAGGCCAGCTACAGCAGCTTTCAGATGGTGAACCGCAAAGTGGGCGACGACTTGTTTGACGCCGTGTGCGCCGCCGTGTACGCCCTGCTGACCCGTGGCCTGGCCGACGCGCCGACCGTGATTTCGCAACGCAAGGTCAGCCGCGAAGAGCTGCTGGGCCTGCCAACCTACGGGCACTGACCATGAACCTGATGAACCCCCTGAAAACCGGCATGGCCAACGTGGCCGGGCTGTTTGCCAAGCTGATGCCGAGCGCCATGAACGTTGGGGCAGAGCGCGGCGACCGCCTGGCCAGCGATGACGCCATGGAGCGGCTGTACCGCACCATGTGGATTGACTTTGACCGCAAAGCCCAGGTGCGGCTGATGCGCGAGATGGACATGAAAGACGGCCGCGTGAAAACCGTGCACAGCCGCGTGGCGCGTGACGTGGTGAAGGGCGGGCTGCTGATGCAGGTAAGCGAGCGCTTCAGCAGCGAGACGCTGAAGCGGGAGTGGACGGGCTTTCATGCCCGGGTGCAGCTGAACAACAGCCAGAAGCTGAAAAGCGATGCCCGCGGTCTGTTAATGGAAGGCAACCTGCCCTTGCAACTGGTGCTGGACGATGCCCGGCGCGACGTGGTGTCGGCCATCCGCATGCCCAGCGAAACCATTGTGCCCATGACCAACGCACAGGGCCGCTTTGCCAACCCCGCCAACGCCTTTGAGCAGCGCGACGTGATGACCGGTGCCGTGCTGGCCAACTTTGCCGCCTGGCAGCTGATGCTGTGCAGGCTTGACCCCTACAACTTTGACGACCTTGGCAGCATGGGCCGCCCCTGGCTGGACGCCAGTTGCACCGTGTGGAAAAAGCTGGTGATGACCGAGGAAGACCTGGTGATTCGCCGGCGCATGCGTGCCCCGCTGCGCCTGGCTCACGTGCTGGAAGGTGCCGACGAACCCACGTTGGAGGCCTACCGCCGAAAGGCAGAGGGGCAAAAGGGCGAAATCACCACCGACTTTTACCTGAACCGCAAGGGCGGGGTGCAGGCCATTCAAGGTGACGCCACGCTGGGCGACATTGCCGATGTGGCCCACCTGCTGGACACCTTTTTTGCAGGCAGCCCCGCACCCAAAGGCCTGTTTGGCTACACGGGCGACATGCAGCGCGACATTCTGGAAGACCTGAAGCGCGACTACTACGCCGAGGTAGACGGCCTGCAAGACACCCTGGCCAGCGCCTACATGACCGCCTTCAGGGTGCACCTGCTGTTCAAAGGCATTGACCCCGCGCCAGACGAATTCACCGTGCGGTTTGCCGAGCGGCGCACCGAAACATTCAACCAGGCCGCTGACCTGGCGCTGAAGTACATCGCCCTGGGCCTGCCGCACCGGCTGGTGTGGGCCGAGCTGGGGTATGACCCCGACGAGATCGAGGCCATGCTGGCAGAACAGCGCAGGAACGGCGATGCCTACCCAGTGCCGAATGCGACCGGGCGCAATGCGGTGAACCTGCCCGGCCAAGGTGGCACGCCGAATGTGAGCGTGACCCCTGGCAACGCGCCCAAGGGCGAAAGCGCCACCAGCATCAACAACCCTGGCGGGAATGGTGGGCGGGGCAGGGCATGAAAACCCCCGCCGCCATCCGCCGGGCCAGCAAACAGGCGCGTAACGCCATGTACGAGCTGGACCGTGCCACCAGTGCCGAGCTGCGCACCGACTACCAGCGTGCAGCCGATGCCGTGCGGGCGGCCATTGCGCAGGCCACGGGCCCTGATGACCTGGTGCGGCGCGAACACCTGCAGGGCCTGCTGCGGCAGATTGAAGACATCTTGCAGCGCATGGGCCTGGCGCGTGATGCCGTGCTGACCGGTGCGCTGGAACAGGCCGCCACCCTGGGCGTGCGCCCCTACACCCTGCAAGGCGTGGGCGCTGTGGGGGGCAGCACGGCCGTGCTGGACAGCGCAGCGGCCATGCGCATCAGCGAAGCGGCGGTGGAGTTTGTGGCCAGTTTTCGCATGGCCGATGGCCTGGCCCTGAGCGACCGCCTGTGGCGGCTGGACCTGGGCGCAAAAGAGGTGCTGCAACGCGCAGTCAGCAACGCAGTGGCGCAGGGCTGGAGCGCAAGCAAGGCCGTGGTCGACCTGATGTATGGCGGAAAACCCGTGCCTCCCGAGCTGGCCGCCACGCTGGGCCGTGCCCGACAAGGTGCACTGCTGAACCTGGCCGACTTGCTGACCGGCGGGGAGAAGGGTGCCGATGGCTCCGAGCTGTGGAAAGCCGAGCGGGTGATGCGTACGGAAATTAACCGGGCGCATGGCGAGGCCTACGCCGAAAGCGCGCAGCGCACGCCGGGGTTTGCGGGCTTTCGGTACCTGCTGAGCCCGCGCCACCCTGAGCCTGACATATGCGACCTGTTGGCCAGCCAGAACCTGCACGGCCTGGGGCCTGGCGTGTACCCCGACCGCGAGCGCACCCCATGGCCAGCACACCCCAACACCCTGAGCTTTTTGGAAGTGGTGTTTGCCGACGAGGTGACCGACGCCGACCGCGCAGGCAAGGAAACCGAGCTGCAAGCCCTGCAACGCCTGGGGCCCGCCGTGCGCCAGGGCGTGCTGGGCGTGACCAAGGCCGCGTACTTTGACCAGGGGCTGCTGCGCCGGGGCATGCTGCGCAGCCCGTTGCGGGCGGTGGAGGCGCGGTTGAAGCGGCAGGGCGCCCCACTGGTGCCCAAGGTTGCCGTGCTGCCCAACGTGGCACGGGCTGTCATTCCCATTCCCAAGGTGTTTGACTACATGCTCAACGTCAACCACCCCAGGGGTGCCCACAAAGCCAAGGTGTTTGCATCTGCACTGGGCTTCACAGTGGCAAACGGTGACTTGCTGATTGCGGCCATTCGTTCGCAGGCGCAAACAGCCAAGGCCGAAGTGGTTGCACACACGCCATATGGCACCACATACCGGGTAGACATGGATGTGACAGGCCCGGGTGGAACTGCTATGGTTCGCACCGGCTGGATCGTTGACCCTGAAACCGGCATTGCGCGGCTGACATCCGCCTACGTGAAGTAACCCCATGCAACACACACACACATTTCGACCGCTGGACGTAGTTGCCCTGCGCAGTGCACAGGGTAGTGTGGCTGCGGGCGCGTTGGGCACAGTGTTGGAAGTCTTTTCCAAACCAGAAGCGGCTTACCTGGTGGAATTTGCCGACGACAACGGGGTTGAGATTGAAACCCTGGCCCTGCTGCCATCTCAAATCGAACCTGTTGCCAAACCCTGACCACCCGGCCAAGCAGCAATGACCTTCGATGACCTGCTGGCCCAGCACAAAGAACGCTTTGAAGCGTGGCGTGCGCTGGTGGTGCTGGATGACAAACCCCTGCGCCGACACGTGCTGAGCTGGGGGCCGCAAATGGTGCGGCAGGTATCAGATTGGCCCCTTGGCAATGGCCTGGCTGACCTGTGGGAGTGTGTGCATGTGGACTTCGAAGCCTTGGCCGAACTGACCGGCGAACCCCAAGTGGAAGTTCGCATGCGCTTTCGGCAAGCGCAGGGGCTGGGGCTGCTGTACCCAGATGGCACCGTGGCAAAACCCGTGCGCGACCTGCTGCATGCCAAGGTGAAAGAGATCAGGGATAAGGGGTAGTCAGCCTGTTCAAACTGGATTGAAAGCAGTAAGCTGTATATTCACATCAAAGTGATGCTATGAAACATGTAAACGAACCGAAGCCAGACACCCCCATGCTTGAAGCGATGAAAACGTTTCAGGTTGGCGTTGGTGCGGCTGGTTCACGCATGATGGCGGCCTTGATTGAGAAGCAAAAAAACTTTGAAATCACAAAAGAGAAAATAAAAAATGACATTCAGCGAGGAAGTCGGCAATCCAGAGGATCAATTCCTCACTGATTTTTTGTACGTTGAGCGCCAGCGCTTGGCCTCATACACCGCACAGTTGTTTCCTGATGGAAATTTAACTTCCATGAAGAAGGTCAGTGGACTGACCGAGCAAAGCGCGATGAAGTTCGGTGGCGGTGTGCCGAAACTACTTAACGCAGACCATACATCAACCGATACAGCAGTTAATTCAATTGAACACAGTTTTGATGCGAACTGGTCATCAATTATTGACGCGTTGTCGGAGATAAATGCCAAAGGATTCGTAAAAGAATTCAGTGAAAGTGTGGCGATAGGTCAAATTATTCACTTCAAAGGCAACATCAACATAATGGATTTTAGGTTGCTTCAGAAATTGTGGCGACCTGTGATGAAGGGCGAGATAAGCAAGATGCCCGCTCATACCAAGCCCCAACAAGTGGCGAAAAAGGCTCAAGAGTCGGCTGTCGCTTCAATGGTTGATGTTATTGAATTGATGCCGCATTTGATTCAGTTGAGTGCATTTAATTCAAAATATTCACTATGGTGCACGTTGAACTCTGAATGCATGGCAATTGATCCTGCCGATCTTGCATTCAAGTATGGCCCTAGTATTGATGGCGAATGGAGTGTGATTGCGGTAATTGACGCCTGGCCATTTAATGACGATAACCACCAGATAAATTATCCTCCCGGATTGGGTGATATTCAGAATGCATTACTTCAAATGGCAGTGCAAATAAGAATTGGGTTTGGCAGACCTCTGAATTCGTATGGCATAACGCCGCTTGCGATTTACAGGACACTGAAAAACAGTTGATTCAAGCGATTATTTTCTTAGTGATCATCGCCTGAGACGGAGACACTTTGGAGCCCGAATTGCTTCGATAAACAGGGAGGTTTTGTATGAAGTTGCTACTCGCCGCTGCGGGATTGCTTTTGGTTGTTGGTTGCTCGTCTCCGTATCAGGCGCAACCACCGTCCTACATGGTCAACATTGCTGAAGAGCGGGCTGAATTGACCGCCAACCGCAGTGATTTGGCTTCAAAACGCAATCGGCTTTCAAACTCGAAAGTCAAAGCAGAAATCGAGGCACTAGAGGCCGAGATTGCAGAACTGGAGAAGCGGATTGCAGGAAGATGTGCTGACGGTGATGATGTGGGCGCTGGATGAGAAGGCGTGCACGCCTGAGTGAACCGCTGAATACCCCAAGCTCAATACGGGGTGTTCAGCAAACAGGCCTACCGCAACCCCACACAAACCGATGCAAAATCGGTAGCCAACAAACCAATACAACAAAGCGCCAAGCTTGCATTTAGCCCCCTTTTTTTGAGCTGAAAACACATTCATGATGCCTCTCACGGGTTGACCGTGAACGCGAGGCAGCATGCTCAAAAAACGACTGGTTTCATTGGCCGCATCGGCTGTTGCCCTGGTGGAAAGCTGTGCGGC